GGTAAGGTATAAGTACGTCCAGCCGGAGACGTCTAATTCTCGTTTTTTTTCTTCTTTTCTTGATGAGCGCGCTATAGATTTATCAGGTCTGCCCGGTCCTGACTTGGATATAGTAAACTCTGAATTCGTTCCTCCCTCGTTTGATGATTTGTACACGCACATTCGCGGGTTTGGCTTAAAGAATCCGGATGTTCGCACGGCCTCGAGCACTACCTATGCAGGGCTCTTCAGGGAGTTGGCAGGTGTCGAGGGGTGGGGGCTCCGTATTTCTGGATGGCTAGATCCGAGAGTGTTTCCAAAGGTTAGCGTGCCTTCGCGGACGAGCCCGGGGATACGATGGAAGAGGCTAGGCTATAAGACCAAGCGCCAGGCGCTGATGCCTGCTGTAGTAGAGGCCACGAAGGTGCTGGAGAGAATGGTGAACAGTGGGGAAACTTACGATGTCCCTCCTTGCGGGGTTGCCGGTCGGGGCAAGCGCATGGACATAAATAGGGACCGTCATGCGGAAGGGAAGAAGGAGGGTAGGCTAATCGTCATGCCGGATTTGGTCCGGCATCTGATGGGTACTCTAGCTTCTGGACCTTACATGGCTGAATGTAAGAAGTTGTCGAAGGAGAACGGTGGGATTTTGCTGGGTACTGGCCCTTTCTCTGAGTCATATCAAGATATATGGAATTGGTGCGGCGACGCGGACCATTTCGTATTTATTGACTTCAAGGGCTTTGACTCGAGGGTGCCATCCGAGCTATTATCTAGAGTCATGGATCACGTGGCGTCTAGGTTTGAGCCGGGTCGAGGCACTAGGGCCTATTGGGATTCTGAGTATAAGCAACTAGTTAAGACTGAGATTGCTATGCCAGATGGCGTGGTTTACCGGAAGCAGCAGGGCTTCGCATCCGGCGACCCTTGGACTTCCATTGCTGGGAGCTACGCCAACTGGATTATACTGAAGAGGTGCCTGAATGCCCTTGGAGTCAAGAGCAAGATCTGGGCGTTTGGTGACGATTCGGTGGTTGCGATCTACGGTGTTGGGAAGGGGTATAAATGTCTGGAGAAGATTAAGAAGAGAGCGTGGGACGAATTCTCGATGGTAGTTAGCCCAGAGAAATCGTACGAGTCCGACCACTTAGTGGGAATCGACGGTGAGCCAGAGGTTCACGTGGAGGGATCCTTCCTGTCCATGTATTTCACGGCCACCCCGATGGGCATCAGACCCACGCGACCACTTCAAGATCTATATGAGATGTTCCTCGTTCCTGAGCGTAACCGCAATGAGCTTCATTGGGAGGTAGTGAGGACCAGTATGGCCTATCTCACGTTTTACTACAACGAGAACGCGAGGTATGTCATTCACGAGTACTGGGACTGGCTTCACCACCGCTTCAAAGTTCCTGAGCTCACCGGCAGTCACTCTGACCTCTCTCTTCTTCGAGAAATGGACATCCCCTGGTCGTCTTTCCGGCTGGAATGGCTATCTAGACTCCCTCGCCCGGGGGAGGTTGAGCTCATGTACAAGTACGGGCACGTAGGCTTTTATCCGCCTGTTCTGTGGGGAGCGGTGTATTCTAGAATTGACAATGATCCGTGTGGTAACGATCTGTCATTTCCGCCGCTTCCACCAGATAAAGGTGGAGGTCCATAAGGGAGATCTCTGACCGCCATAGAGATCCCG